CCACGCTGGATTATTTTATGGAGGCCAACGGTGACGGGCCGATCACGCCCGAGCAGCTGGAGAAAGCCAAGCTCGTTAAGAACATCTACGGCCCGGTGGCCGGGGCGATCGAACAGACCCAGGCCAGTCACCTGCTGCGAATGATCTCCGGCGGTAAGAGTGCCCTGCAGGGACGGGCGATCCGGAAGTTCATGGAGAAGTTCGGCAAAGGGATGCTCGAGATGGAGGAGAAACACCTGCTGGTCGCGGCGATGAGTGGAGCGTTGGGGGAGGCGTTGGAAGAGATGCTGCAGGAACTGGCCCAATCTACCACGATGTTCGCAGTGGCCGACATCCCGATCTATACGGAAGAGGAGGGGATCCTGGGCTACCTCGAGAAACTGGCCATGGTGGGGCTGCCCGCGGCGTTTACCGGTGGCGGTACCGTCGCGATCGGAAGCGGAGTGCAAAAAATAATAGAACCTACTCAGACGCCCCCATCCGCCGCTGACGGCAAAACACCCCCTCCTACGGGGAACCAGCTTCCCCCTGGCGGCCTCGCAGCAGGTGCAGCGGCCAGTGAGACTCCTATGATGGGAATCATCCTCGCCAATATGACCGATGAAGAATTGGCAGACTTTTCCGACCAAAACCAGGGAGATCCAGCCATAACGGCGGAGCTGGAGCGACGGACCACCCCGACCACCCCGACCACCCCGACCACCCCGACCACCCCGACCACCGACATACCAGTACCCGCGCCCGTCAACAACCTGCAGGATGCGACGGAGCACCTGGGACCGCTGGAAATCAAAGAGCCGCCATCCCCGACCCCTACCCCTACCCCTACTACTCCGGCGCAGGCCGAAACGCAGGAGGCTGCCGCAGCACCGGTTGTCGAGCAAGCTGCCCCGCCGGCGGCCAGTGCGGAACCGACGGGACAGCCGACACCGGCAGCCAAAGCAACCCCTCCTATAGAAACCCAACCGGAAGCTACGACCCCACCCACGCCAGGGACCCTGAATCAGGCGATGGTAGAGGCTGCCTTCCCCACCGCCACCGATATTACCGAGGTAGGTGGACGGATGCCCGGGGAACACAGCTACCTGGTCACCATGCCGAATCGTCCCAAATCGCCCATCCTGATCGAAACCGCGGAACAGATCGATCCCGACCCGCAAGCACTCGAAGAGGGATACGGGCAGACACAACTCGAGGAAGGACAATACGTTGCCGGCACCACGATCCCCCAGCCCTGGATCCAGGTCACCGACCAGACCACCGGGAAAGTGATCCAACCTGCCCAGCTGATCCTCCTGTCGAAACAATCCCAGAATCCGGTCAACACCCTGGACCACGAATCGTTCCATGTCGCCATGGACATGGCTCTGACCGAGGGCGAGAAACGGTCCTTGGACCGGCGCTACGGCGATGAGGAAACCATGGCCCAGGCGTACGCGGACTGGAAAGGGGACACGCATCATCCGGTCTTCCGCAAGATCCGCGTATTCTTCAAGAGATTACTGGAGAAATTCGGCGCCACGAGTGCTGAAGCCACCTTCGAGAGGGTACGGACCGGGGAAGCATACCAACGTAAAACTCAGGCCCAAAAAGCCAGCGAAGTCCAGCACCAGGTGCGGGAAAACAAGGCCCAGAGACAGACCCGCACCCAAATTGAACAAACAAATGATGTGGCCATCAACCCCAAGGTGAAGCCATTAGTGGACGCATTGAACCAGCACAATATCCCCACAACCCTGAGTGGGGATGTCTACGGGAAAAATATGGTCTATGTGGATCTGCCGGGCGGATTCGGGGCGAAAAGCAATCCGCCCTATGAAGCGGCCCTAACCCGGGCCCAGCTCCCCGCGGGATGGCAGATAATACGGGCAGACATGACCGCGACGGAAGCGTTTGAATCTCAACAGAAAGAAGAACCGTACACAGGTCCACGCGGACGCGCTACCCGCCTGGCCCGGCGGGGCGGTGCCGTCACGCCGGCAGAGGCAGAACGAGTGGCGGTAGCCGTGGCAGAGGCCCTCCAAAAACAAGCGGCACGCGGGGGAGGTAAGACTGATTCCGGCGTAACCAATAGCCCTGGAAAAAGCACCCCGCCGCTGCCGAAATATCAAGCCCCGAAAAAATCCCTTGACAAGTCGGTGGGGAAAGCCGATAATGAACCACATGGTAATCAAGTTCCCACAACCCATACCGCTGCCAACGAGGCAACCCTCGATCGAACCGGTGACGACCAGCGAGTGGCGCTTCCTGAAAAAGTGGAGGGCCGAGCGAAAGCTCCGCGCCAAGAAAACGGCACCGGCTACGACCCTGCCACCCAAAGCATAAGACCGCCCACCCCGACCAAGTATTCCATTGAGACACTCCCTGCCTGGGAGGCCGAACTCAGAAAACAAGCCGGGTCCGCCCCGGCCTCCGTGCGGCGAAAGATCCCAGACTTAATCAAAGCGATCCGCCAAACCGCGCAGATCCTGGCGGCTAAGCCCCAGTTCCTGCCGCACGCGGTCGATCCGTCTGAGCGACGGTCCCCGATCCGCTCCAATGCCGACTATGTCCTCAGTGTGGATCTGGATACCATCTGTCCGCGGAACCTGCGTTACAATGCCAATATAGCGGCCATCGAGCACCAGATCGCCCGTCCCCTGACCGCACGGGAACTGTTTCACCTGGCGTTCTATATGCGGCGCATGAAGCAGATGGTCCCCTGCCTGTATTGCTACGTCGAGGGCGCTCGGCGAAATTACCGGGCGGGACGGGCCCCGGTACTGGAATCTAAACGGCAGATTTTTGGGGTTCTGGACGCCCAGCCCGAACGCACCCGGATCCCCCGTAAACAGCTGGAAAAACTACTGTACGGCACCAGCCGATCGAAACAGAAACTGGCCCTGCTGGAGGAGTGGATTGAAGAGTGGAAAGAAGATCGGGCCCAGAACCGGCCCCATGCGGCGATGGATGATCGATTGTTTGTGGATGAGGACTATCGAAGTGAGCATAGCCAGGATGAGCGGGTAGCCCGTGACCTGGAGACAGCTCGGGGGAACGCCCAGGCGATCTCCGTGGCCAAAATAGCGACCGGATACAATGAGTACCTCGACCAGGTGCGGAAGATCACGGCCGGGGAGTGGGAGAAAATCGATGCCCGGGCCGGGCTGCGGGGATTCAGCAATAGCGACTTCAAGGTAGATCACATCATCGACCTAATGCAGTTGATTACCGATGTCGCCGCCGAGGGCGGCGGGCACCCGATGCACTTTTACACCAAGCAGGCGGACTTTGTGCGGATCTTCGGGGCCACTCGGATGCGGATCAATATGTCCATTGCGGCCCGCGGCGGAGAAAACGGGATAGAAATTACACCCAATACCGATGATGGGATGGAATGGGACGAGGTGCAAAAGCTGGCGAAACAATACGCCGATGCCGGCGTGATGTTCATGGCCTCCAACGACGCCCAGGTGGTCTGGGGCCTGGACCAGGACTGGATCCAGCTGATCATTCCGTTCCACCGCTCCGGGATCCCGGCAGAGGTGTACCACACCATGGGCTGGGAAGATTACACGCGTAAACAGAATGACACCTGGCGGGACAGGAAGGCACACCAGGGGGAGGATGTGCCGCATTTGGAATATGCGCAGCATCAAAACAACCGGGCTAAGTTTTTGCAGCAATGCAAGGAGTTGGACCTGGTTCCGCGGTTTGAGGGGATCGTGATGCCTAACGGGCAACCCGTGACGACCCATCCCGGCTACATGAAACTGGTGACCGATACGGCGGTACAGAGCAAACAGAAGGTAGTGATCCCGCGTTTCAACTACGCCGCGGCCGCAACCATTATCCGGGGCTGGCAGCAAGCCGAAGGCTATAGCAAAGATAATCAGGCCGACCAAGGAACCGTGAAAGACATTATAGACTATTACATCACTCCGGGGACCAAGCGGAGCTTCCAGGATATGCCGGAGTCGGTGGAGGCGTTCGAATATCTGCAGCAAGAACAGCAGAAGCAGGTGGGGAAATACCAGGTGCTGAGCGATGAGAAGGGACGCAAGTACCAGGTGCGATCGAAGCTGACCCCGGATCTGTATCTGAAATCCGTACGGGTGATCGAGGAGAAGATGGGCAAGTCCATGCCCGTGCGTCAGCTGGAGAAGATGCTGCTGAAGGCGGGGATTAAAAAAGATGAATGGGACTGGACCGGGCTGGCGGGGCTGTTGCAGTCGATGGATGAGAATGAATCGATCACTAAGGTCGAGGTGCTGCAGTGGATCAAGGACCACGATGTGCAGCTGGTCGAGGATCTGCGCACCCAATCGCATCTAATCGACGTATTCGACTGGAGGAAAGAACACCGGGAAGAGATTGAAGCCCTGGAGCAAGAAGGAATCTCGACAAGAGGGGGCGACGATGACAATCCGCTCCGATTCCACATCCATGTCGGGGATGATCTACTCACTATTCGGGGCTACGCTGAGGCGGAAAGGATGTATAAAAAGGGCACTATTACCGAGGAAGTGAAGATCAGGCTGCTGGCCCTGATGGAATCGGCATACAACGACCTGACCGAGGACCAAACGGAATATGGCAAATACACCCTGGGCGGCGGGGAAAACTACCGCGAGCTGCTGCTGATCAAACCGCCCGCTGGTGGGGATAAGGTCTACCAGTCCCCCCACTTCAACATGGCCAAGAATTTGCTGATGCACACCCGCTTCAGCGATCACCGTAACGAAGCCGATGGGGGGAGAGTGTTACTGGTGGAGGAGTTTCAGAGCGACTGGCACCAGCAGGGACGGGAATATGGGTATCAGGATGATCCGATCGCCTATCAAGAATTCCATAAAAAATTACAAGATGAGGTGGACGCAGCCGAAAACCGGGCCACGAAAGCCCGGGCCCGGTATAATAAGTACATCCAGGAGGAGCTGGGTCGGAATATAAGTGACACCCTGATCTTCCGGTCTGACACGCAAGAGGGGTTTGAAGGGGTACGGATCTTCCACACCACCAATGAAACCTTCCTTTCGGCAAAAAAATATGATGACCCCAAAATGAAAAACTATTACCTCCTCCAGTACTATATCAAACCCAACGATCCAGGGCTGAAGACAGAACACACGAGCGAACAATTAGCTGAATTTCAACCCCTCCACGCCCAACTCTACGAGACAGGGGACCGGGCCCGGTGGCTGCGAAGAAACCTGGTTGGTTTGGAGGAAGACACCGGGCAGCTGGCCCCGGATGCCCCCTTCAAAAAGAACTGGCCGGATCTGACGTTCAAAAGGATGTTGCTGATGGCGGCCCAGGAAAACTACGATTACCTGGCCTGGACCACGGGGGCCCAGCAGACCGAACGCTACGACCTGGGGGACCAGGTGGACATGATCAAGCTCGACTCGCGACACGGGCAAGAAGGAAGATCCTGGCTGATGAAGGCGTACAAGAACGATGTGCAACGTATCGACAAGATCATCCCGGATGCGGAACTGGGGGAGTATGTCGGCGTCGAGATCGCCAAGAAGGCCCGGGCCGGGGTCTACGAATTTACTGGGGACGATCTGCAGGTAGGCGGCCAGGGGATGAAGACGTTCTACGATGAAATGATCCCTCACATCGCCAATAAGCTGGTGAAAAAACACGGGCTCAAAACCGAATCGATCGAGATCGATGTCAGCACCTATGCCGGTGCCAGTCACACGGGCCGGGGGGAAAGCCCCCATACCCACGCGATTAAGATCACCGAGGAGTTGCGGACGGCGTTACAGAAAGGACTTCCGAAATACCAGGTGAGTGGACAAGAGGCGGACGGCGGCAAGGACGCCCAGACCGCCGCGGCGAAGCTGAACGATGAATTCGCCAAGCTGGACCGGATGCAGCGGCGCGGAGGGCTAGGCCCCAAGAAACTCACCGAGGTCCAGACCCGGTTGGGCGAGATCGCTACCGAGCTGGAGCGTCGCGATCGCCAGGTGCGGGGCAAACAGGTCGAGGAGCTGGAGAACGCCCGGCCGCGGAAATTCGAGACGCCGGAGGAATACTGGACATGGAAACAGGATCAGAGTCAGTCGACCGGATTTAATGAGGAGGCCCCGGCGAAGGATGCCGAGCTCGATCGGTTGTTTGCCGCCGCTGCGGCCCGGCGTACCGCCCGCCAACAAACCAACTGGCTGGGTCGTACGCTCAAGAAAGTGCAGACCGCCTTTCTCGCCGCGGTGGAGCCAGCCAAGTTGACCGAGCAGCTGGATAAGAATGTCCACACCCAGATCATCGAGTTCGCCGCGTTACCCGAAAAAGAGGGATTACGGTGGACCCTGGAGAAAGTGGCCACCCTGGGCGATATGACGATCGGTCAACTGCGGGACAAAATGGCTCACCTGAAACCCCAGCAGCAAGAGGACATTATGATGGCGTTGGGCAAGCCCTACTCTGAAGAAGGCAAGCAGCTGCAGCGGGATGCCCTGGGTCGTATTGGGGACGACAAAGAACTGAGCGACTATGTGTTTGCGATGCGGCAGATCTACGACTACAATTACAAGCTCTTATTGTCCATGGATATGGATGCCACTTATTACGAAGATTACTTCTATGGGGCCTGGAAGAAAACCCACAAAGCGGTCAACGCCCTGGAGCACTACAAGACCACGACCACGTTTCTCAAGCACAAAATTTTGCCCTCGGTCGCCGATGGGGTGGCCCTGGGATTGGAACTGAAGGACATTAACCCGGTGGACAATGCACGGCGGGAGATGCTGGGGATCCTCCGGCTGGCCTCGATCCGGAAGCTGAAGAAAGAGCTGCTGGAATCGAGTCACGGGGTGGCCGTCATCGAGCGGCTGAATGCCTCGGATGAGCAGCTGGCCGAGTGGAAGATGATCCCGGATCCGCAGCTCAACGGGCTGCTCTTTCATCCGGACGTCGCCCGCCATGTCAGCAATATGATTGCGGTCAACAAGACCAGCCAGCGGGGCTGGAAGCAGTTCCGTCAGGCGGTGCACATGATGAACGCTATTAAGTTCCTGGTACCGTTTTTCCACTTGCGGACCATCATGGCCCAGGCTATGGTCGACACCGGGCTCGGGGGGTTCCTGGTCCCCACCCGCTGGAAGCTCAAAGGGAAGTTCAAGAAAGATGACCCTATATTTGCTACCGGCGAATACCAGGAGTATCTCGGACTGGGTGGCAGCCATACCGGCAGCCTCGAGGACGACATCCACCAGGGGATCAACCGGCTGCTGAAACACAACGATGACAAGTGGGCCTGGAAGTTCCCTCTAAAAGGGCTGGACATCAGCATCAAGGGGTATAAGGCCCTCAGCAATTTCGTGTTCGATAATTACATCCCCTACATCAAATACATCAAATACCGCCAACAGGTCGATAGCTACCTCAGAAAAGAGGGAACAGAGCCAGACGCCCGGGCCAAGATCAAGATGATTAAAGAGGGACAGAACTTCTACGGCGAGATGAACGAGAAGGTCCTGTTCGGCCGCTCCGGCACCACGATCAGTGCCATGCGGTTTTTCTTCCTGGCTCCTGGCTTCCGCGAAGGCAATTACCGAACCATGTACAAAGCCTTGGGCGTCGCCTACGATAAAGAGGGCGGGCCTCGCGGCCGAGCCTGGCGGAGTGCGTTGAATGTCCCGCAATACCTATTCTTCACCTGGCTGACCGCCTCGATCGCTAACATGATTCTGACCGGAGAACCCCCCGAGGTGCCCGAGGATGAGGATGAGCTGCGGGACCAGTTCAAGATCAAGGTCCCGGGCATGACCGACCGGTATGACCGTCCCCTGTACATCGATATTATGACCTCCGACAAGGATTATTACGAGCAGCTGGTCAAGCCCTTGTGGCAAGCTACCCTCGGTGGGGATCCGCAGGAAGCATCTCAGACCGCGGTCCAAAACTTTATCAAGACAATGGGAGGCATGAAATCGTCGGTTTTGGGAATCGCCAAGGACGTTGTCACAGTAGCCATGCGAGAGGTCCTGGTGAACTGGAAGGGCGATGAGGTCTTCTACCAAACCGAACCCGCCTCGATCAAGGCCGCCAAGTTTGCCGGACACATCTGGGAGCGGGTCGAGCCGATCCCGTTCAGCAGTGGGCGGCACCTGTTCCGCCAGACCAACAGCAAGCTGATCTCGGCAGCAGGGGCCATCATCGGCGTCCGCGGCACCATCAGTGAGCAAGATAAAAAAGTCTCCGAACTCTGGCGGCACGCCTACGATCTCAGTGCCCAGCGGGAGGAGAAATCTAAGACAATCCGCAACCTGGAGATTACCCCAGCCGAGATCCACAAGTTCAACCTGCAGGTAGACGCGGTCATCGCTCACCCGCTGGTAGATGATGAGCTCGCCGAACGGCTCGAACGGATCAAGCTCAAATCGCTGTCGTATTACGAGGATAGCGCTGCCAGCCGCACCTGGAAGGAAACCCTGGCCGAGGCGGAAGCTCTGATGAACTCTGGCAAACGGAATCAGGTCGGAGCCCTGGTCCGCCAATGGAATACCGACCACCCGGGTCGTACCGGGATGACCATGCTCGATGTAATGAATCGGATGCAGTACCGGATCCGCCAGAACATAAAATCCCCGCAACGACGCGAACAGCAGCGGATCCCCAAGGGAGCCCGCCGCCGAACCCCGGAAAGGGCGACGCCATGACGACAAACAGTACCGGAAAAATCGAAATCAACGCGACCCTGCTGTGGTCGATTATGGGTACGATGTCCCTGATGCTGATCAGCCTGGGCGCGTATCATGTCAACTACCGGTTGAGCTGCCATACGCAGGTGCTGGAGCAGCAGGGATCCCGCATCGAGGAAAACATGCTCAATATTAAAACCAATCAGGAAGCGATCAAGCACTTACTCGAAACGGTCTTCCGGTATCATCCTCCTCCGCTATCGTCACCAACCAGCTACTTCTTAAACTTAGATAACAACCATAATAAACCGCGGCCCCCCAAAACTACAATCGCTCCACAGACGGCCGCCGGGATGGCCACCATTAGTAATCCACCAAGAACTTTCAGTACTACTTCCATCATAACTCCCTTCATAATTTTTCGATGTCATCATCGTAGCCCGATGCGGCAAACAGATACCGCTGGGTGACTGCTATATTTGAATGTCCAGCCCACTTGGCGACCTTATGCACCGGGATGCCGGCGTTGACGCAGTTGGTGATCCAGGTGGATCGGAACCCGTGCCAGCCGTTCCCGGGTCCGCCGTTGGGCCGGGGCTTAATAAAAATCAGAGGCAAAGCGGCCGCTAGTTTTTTGATCCAATTGTCCCATGTGGATCGTCCCCAGCATTGCCCCGAGCGGTTCGGAAATACCGGTCCCGTCCCTACGCGGGACACCAGCACCGCCAGCATATCCGCGGCGATCGGCACATAGCGAATTTTTTTCGACTTAGTATTTATAACCGTGATCACCCGGCGATGCAAGTCAATCTGTTCCCATTGCAGCCGCCGAAGTTCTCCGGCCCGCAGGCCCGTTTTGAGAGCCATGAATACCGGCAGATAGATATTCTGTTCCTGTCCCGCTTTCAGGATCAGTCGGACTTCCTGTTCATAATAGTAAACGACGACCCCTTCCTGCAGGCGAGGCCGCTTAATATGTTGGCAGGGGTTGCAGCTCATGCAACCCTGGTCGATGGCGTACTCGCAAAAATTACTGATGGCCGCCAGCTTGGCTCGTATGGTCCGCCCAGTATTTTTTTTAAAACCGCATGATAATTTGAACGCCTGGATAGAAGGGGCAGTAATATCAATAAAACCGGTGACACCTTGGGCCACTAGATATTTGCGGAGATAAGTATTTTTAGCGACGGCATGATTGGCCACGCACTGCAGGTTATTTTCCTGTTGCCAAGCTAAAATTATTTTCCCCAGATCCTCCTTGATCGCATAATGGCTCGCACTCTTCCCCATATCTCATTCCCATAAAACATGACTACCATTATACTTACAACCAAACACAATGCAATGAAAAGACATGGTGCTCCATAAAAAAATATTTTTATTTATGGATTGACGTCAATGGTGACGACGATTATAGTAATAAAGGCGATATGGAATTGACCCCCAGTCAAGCGCGCTAGCCAAACTGCGCCACGCTCCGCAAAAGGGCGTTGTTTCAAGGGAAAAATTCCAACGCCAGTGGATCATTGTATGGCAATGATTCGGAGATGTCAAGGAATTTATTTGGTACGGAGGTACACGCATGACGCTGTCTGGGAACCCGCCTGTAAACCAATCGACACACCTTTCCAAAACCGTAGACCTGACCCCAGCAGAGCTTCGCGCTCTCCTCGTCGGTGATGTGATCCTGCCGTGCGTCGTGGGACCGACACAGACAGTTCTCCACGCCGATGAGTCGGTCCTCTACGGAATCCTCGATGACCTGTGCGCACTTGGCAGGATGCTGAGTGCCATATACAGAACCTGTCGGCGCTGGCTCGGGTCGCACTCTGCTGACACCGGCGGGTCTGCAAATTTTCCTGTAACTAGGCTTGACAGCCCGGAGAGACGGGCACGGCTCCGTGGCGTAATGGGTAAACGCGGGCGACGGGCAAGGGTCCATCCTTGACTCCCGACGCTCGGTTGCAGGTTCGAGTCCTGCCGGGGCCAGTGTTTGTGAGTGTGTCTTGAAGGAGGACAGGGAGACACGGAGGTTGTTACAGATGTCACGGAGGACGTATATGTTAACTGTTCTTTTCTTCGCCAAGCCAACCGGGTTTTTACTGTTTTCTCTCTCCCGGTTGGTTTTTTCACTACCTAGAAAGGGGACCCTATGAATCCACGCAAAGCCTACTGGCGTCGCTGGCGGCGCAAATCACCCGCGGGCCGCAAACTACGCCAGGGAGCCGAGGAAGTCCAGGTACCCGGCCGGATTGCCCGCAAGATGCTGAACAGTCAAGATCGGCGGCGGCTCGGGAGTCAACGGGCCCGCGGCTGGAAACGGGCGGGGACCCAGGCCCCCAAACCGAAGATCAGGGTTCGCCCTAAAAGCCAGCTGGCCGACCACCTGCTCGACCTGGCCATGATGATGCTGACGAAAGTGGGGCGTAAGCATGCCTAGCTTGAATTTCAAGCCACAATTTGTCGACGCGATCCTGAACGGCACCAAGAGCCAGACGATCCGGCGGCGACGGAAACGGCCCATCTACCGCTACGATTTCCTCTACCCGTTCACCGGGATGCGGACCAAAAGCTGCCGGAAACTGGGTGAGGCCACCTGCACGGAAACCATAGATATCCGACTAACAGAAGTCAACCATCGCATCCTGACAGCAACTAAGCCGCAAGATGATACGGAGTGGGAGATCCCCATCGCGGCGGAGTTGAAAGAGATCTTTCAGCGAGACGGATTTCCCGACCTGGGCGCCATGCACTATTGGTTCGAACAACACCAGGGATACCCTTTCGAGGGGCAGGTGATCCGCTGGGATCCGGAGGACCTCCGCGATGAGTGATCGTCAGGTGACGGTAGATTTCGACGATGGGCGGCATGTAACAATCACGGTCCCGGTGATCGAGCTGCCCGACGGCTGGGTGACCCGGCGCGGGGATCCCACGTTCGTGCCCCTGCCGGGCTGCTGGTGCTGGGGGGATGATCCGCTGCTCGCACGTCTGAGCGGGGCGGCCTGGAAGGTGATCTGCCACCTGCTTAGCGGGATGGATAAAAAGACCCAACTCGTCCGGCGCAAACGGGCCACGATCGCGGCCAAGTGTGGACTCTCCGAACGCTCGGTTACCAGCGCCCTGGCAGAGTTGACTGACACCCGGACCGTGGTCACAGTTCCGACCGAACACGGACGCGGCCGAGGAAATATCGGCTTATATCTGGTCAATACTCCCACGGCGTCGGCGGCGAAAAAAGGGAGCAAAAATTGCGCCCTTTCGGACGATAAAGGGAGCAAAAATTGCGCGGAAAGGGAGCAAAAATTGCGCGGAAAGGGAGCAAAAATTGCGCCCTTACCCTCTATAAGGAAGGACTACAGATCTTTACTACAGAATACTACTACCAATGAGCGGCTGGTGAAATTGTTTTATGACCGGAAAAAAGAGCGGACCCGGCTCCCGGTCGCCACGGTGATGGAGGCCGTCGAGGAATGGTTGACCACCTGGACCGCCGAGCAGATCCGGGAGGTCCTGACCTCAGAGGCTACCGCCTGGGCGGATCATCCGTCGGGGATCCAGAAGCACCTCGACGGATTACCAACCCGGGCGATGGTCGCGGTTCGGGCCGAGAAGTCCGAAAGAGACAGACAACAGCGGCGTGACGCTGAGAAGGGATCCTTGAATGAGCACGACCAACGCGAGTGGGCCCGGCGGATTCGGAACCAGCTCCAAGAAAGCGGGGTCGGGGCTGTTACCGGCGGCCCGGAAACTGAAACGGATCGGGTGCCCGGTGTGCTGGACCCGCTACCCGTACGGAGCCCCGCGGAGGACCAGCTGCCTGGATCCGACCCTCCCCTGTGTAATCTGCAACGGGATCGGCTGGGTGGACGAAGTAGCTCATCCGACGGATTTAGTGAAGGAATTAACCCCCAAGAAACCCTGGTTTCTGCAGAAAAAGAACCAACTAAGCCCACGTAAGGGCAGGAATGGAAAGAAGTGATGGATGAACTACACACCCCGAGCCAGAAAGAGGGAAGGTTGCCGGGACATGATAGATAAGCTGAGCCAGTTGCCCTTGAAGTCCAGGGCTGAGATGGCGCAACAACCCCGCCCTATTGCCAGTATGAACGTGCCGAGTCAGGCGGCTGGCATAGGCTGCTGCGACGGCGGCATCCCCCACACGGCGGATCCGGTTACTCTCCTGGAGACTCAGCGCTCGAAGCTGGACACCCTCTTCAATGAATCCACCCAGGCTTTGATCAACTTATCCGGGTGCCCGCTGCCGCCAGAGGAGGATGTCCCCTGTGCTAACTCTCCGGCGGATCGAATACGACTTCATAACGACATGATCGATCAGATTACGGCGTACCTGGTCGAGTTGAACAGTCAAATCAGACGCCTGTAAATACGAAAGGAATCGTGTGCTATGAGCGAAGGACATAACGTAATCAAGGACTTTGTTCGCGAGGTGAAACTAGGGACTGAAAACCTCCTCTCGGTGGCTAAAGAGGTGAACGATGACGGCGAGAAACTGACCACGATCGCGATGCAGAACCGGCAGCTGCAGCCCGAGCCGCCGAGGGAAGCCGCCCTGGCCCGGAGCCCCAAACGGGCCCATACCTTCCACGAGGCCGCGGGGCTGGGAGAGTACCTGGGCAAGTACGGCGGGAACAACACGGTGGTGCTGGCGGATGTGCGGGCCCGGAAGATGGAAGTGGTCCTGGATGAGAGCGCGATCGATGGCTTCGAGGTCCTCGACCTGATCCCGCGGATCCATCCGTTGTTTCTGGCATGGTACGGCCTCAAGGAACATCAGGTAGAGATCAAGGTGTTGGCCCAGTTCTTGCTGGAGCACCGCCGCGAGATCACCGACCCGGATCCGATGACCCTGCTGGCGGATTTCTCGCAGCTGCGGGGCACCTCGAAGATCACGACGGAATCCGGGACGGTCACGGCCAAAAACCATCACTGCCTCAACGGGGTGATGGTGGAGACGACGATCAAGGGGGTGAACAACAAGGAGTTGGTCGAACTGCCCAACTCGATCACCGTCAAGGCCCCACTGTACCTGGGGACCGAACCGCAGGACTTTACCTTTGATCTGACCCTGCGGGTGGACCCGAACAACAATGAGATCGTAGCGAAGTTGACCAGCGCCGATCTGGAAGAGGCGGAGGTGAATGCGTTCGAGGAAATGATGCAGACTATCCGGGAACAGATCGCCGGAATAGCAATATTTGGCTCCGTGGAGCATAGCGAATGGCGGACCCTGCCCGGGTGAGCCCCCTGGGTGCTCGATGGCTCGATGATCCAGGCGAACACGATTACGGCCGGTCACCTGATGGCCAATGAATTAGGAGGGTTGGCCGGTCGGTTGCACGAAGCAGCCTTTATGGAGCGGTTAACCGATGATTCGTTTATTACCAAGTGGCGGAAGCAGTACCTGAGTGCTTGCCACGCAAAATAGAGAAAGGGACAGTTATGGCTAAAACATTTACAATCTTAAAAACACTCGGCCAGGTCAATGAAGGACAGGTGCAAGAGTTACTGGACAGCATGATCGAGTCGACCCATCGATTCTTGCTGGAGTACACCCACCTGCATGGGGACAAAGCCAATAAAAAAGTCGCCCGGGTCAACTTGAAGATGGCGTTTACGGTGAATAATGCCACCGACTTAATGGTCGATATGACCTGCGAGGTTGTTAAAAGCCTTCCCGCCCCGCCGCCTCTGACTAGCACAGCGATTGGGGCTAGAGATGAAAACGGGAAGCTTGCTTTGTTTGTGCGGAACTCTGGCTCGAGCGAGGTGCCGCCCAACCAGGGGATCCTGACCACCAGCGATGGGCGGCCGATCGACCAGGAAACCGGGGCCGTGGTGGAAGACGAAAGTGAGACGTGAGACGTGAGACGTGAGACGTGAGAAGACGGTAATTTAACTTGTCCCTAACGCGGGACAGAAAGGAAGTGTACGATGAAGTGGATGCAAGTATTGGTTCAGGTTTTAGGGTTGGTGGTATCCACCCTGGTGGAACTGCTCAGCCCTGTGATGGTGCGGAAGGTCGCCGACGGTTTGCTGGATAAGGTCGAGAAAAAGGTCGCGGATTCCGCGACCAAAATCGATGATATCCTGGTGCTGCCGATCATTACCCACATATTCCGGGAACCGTTCGGGATCGAAGACAACGATGATGGTGATGATAAGAGCGATGCGAAAGACACCCCCCCTCCTCCGCTCGAGGGTGAGGGGGAATAATGGAGCTTTGGCTTCAAGTAATTATTGCAGTGTTCGTCGCGGTGGGTCCGGTGGTTGCCTACTGGGTAGCTTCCGGGCCGCGGCGGCGATCGAAACAGAAACGAAAACAACTCCAGGAGAATTCCGATGCGGTCAATGAGGGTGATAGTGATGCTGTTGCTGATGATCTCGACGATCTCGGGCTGTAACCCCCGACCCCGACCCCCCCGACCGGTGCCCACCGGCAGCCAGGTAGCCATCCTGGAGCCCAATGAGCCCGCCCCGTTCCGAGGGGTGCTGCTCGGCCCGGAACGATGGCGGCGGATCTATGAGCGATTACTGGAGTGTGAAGAGCAATAAATGCAGCGACCAGTTGCATCATGACTACACTCAGTTCGGAAAGGTAGTGGCGATCGATGGCGAAGAAAAAACTGACCTATGTGGAGTTAGAGAAAGAGGGGCAGGACCAGCGGCTCCTGTTGGAACAGGCTCGCAAGCTGTTCCAGAAGCTGAACTATTTTCACCTAGATACCGGGCTCATTTCCTGTGTGTTTTGCGGGGCCCCGATCAGCAACGCCCAGGAACACCTGAAAGACTGTCCCTTCCGCCGCTGGGAGCGGAAGGTCACGGGCGAGCTGGAGATCTTCGACGTAGAGCTGGAGAAGGCGGTGAATTATGGAGAGGGATGAATTGTTTGCCGACGCGGTGCGGATTGTCCAGGCTACCAACCGGTGCAGTTACCTGCTGCTGCAGCGTGAGCTGGGGATCAACTTTTTCCGGGCCCAGAAACTAAAAACCCAACTGAAACAAGCAGGGATTATAGATGGAGATAACCTATGTCGAATAGAGAAGTAACGATTATTGGATTGGGACATCGGAAATGTCAGGGGAAGACCTGGTGTGCGGAAAAGTTGCGGGATGTCCTGACTAGGAATAGGGAAGAGGTCTATATTCATTCTTTTGCTGAACCGATCAAGCGGATCTGCTGGTCGATGTTTCGCCGCTACAACCACACAGAACAAGGCAGCCCGTATCACTCAGATGGGGATGCCTTGCTATTTGATTATGCGTACGAAGAGCATCCGGAATGGAAAGAGCAAATTATCCCTCAATTCGAGATGAGTCCGCGGGAGATTTGGAACGGAGTCGGCAGGGCCATGCGTGAGATCTATCCGGCTATCTGGATTGAATACATGATGGATATCACTATCGGGCCGAGGAATCAAGGGATTTTTATTATCCCGGACCTGCGGCTTCCCGAGGAGATGTCCGCAATCCACGATGCCGGGGGGACCTGCATTAAAGTGGTCCGGACCCCGACCGTTGACTCCCCTTTCGACGCCCAAACCGATATCGCCGATGAGCCGCTGTCGAACGTGGACCAGGCGTTCACGGTAGGTACCATGGCGGATGGCCTCTGGTGGGATGAGGTGTGGACCGCACCGGATGGAAAACTAGACGTTTTGGCTGGGTTCGTTTCCAAGTTCGCCGACGCGACCCTTAAGTCGTTGACAGGCAATTAGTTAAACACTCGACCCTGCAAAGAAGGAGACAACCTATGTCAAATAGAGAAGTAACGATTATTGGATTGGGACATCGGAAACGTCAGGGGAAATCCTGGTGTGCGGAAAAACTGGCGGGGCAGCTGATGGATGCCGGGGTCCTGGTCCAGGTCCGGGGATTTGCTACGGCGATCAAGCAGCTGGCCGAGGAACTGGGTGGGACCCAGGGCCTTAAACCCGAAGCCTTCTACGAGGTCCACCCCGGCCTGCGGCTCCTGACGCTGGGCGGTGAGGTACACAAGACACCGCGGGAGATCTGGAGTGAGACGGGAGCGGCGATGCGGGAGGTGTTTGGGCCCAAAGTATGGGTATGGTCGCTGCTGCAGAGGTGGCTGCCCCGGCAGATGGAAAACAACCCCTTCGAGGTCCTCCTCATCCCTGACCTGCGGTACCCCGAGGAGATGCGGGCGATCCATGACGGTGGAGGTCAATGTATCCAGGTGGATCGGACCGAATACTGCCTCACACTCGATGAGGATGATGAGGCACTGGACGGGATTACGACCCTCGCCGCGGGGTATCAGCTAGGGACTCTGCCGGATGGCCTCTGGTGGGATGCGGTATGGGACGCCCCCGACAAAAAACTAGGCGATTTGGAGGGGTACGTTTCCCAGTTCGCCCAAGAGATACTTAAGTCACTGGGAGTTCGGTAGTTAACCACTCGTAAAATCCCAGAACCCGAACGAACTAGTAATTACTGTGGAACTGTTATCTGACAAGGGTTTGGCTAAATATAGGGCGATTAAGCAGTGCCACCGGATGCGCGAACATTATTTTTGAGTAGTTTTTAGAAAAAAACAGCAGTAAGTGATTGATGTGTAAGGAGATAGGACTATGAAGCTTGCTCCGCGGAAACCGAAAGAGATCCCCTCGCCCCGCAATGTGCGGAACGGAGGGGTGTGGCTAGAGAAGTGTGGGCTGCTCCCCCGCCTCAAGGGGAAGATGTATGATGCGCGTCGGGCCATCTGGCGGATCCGTTGGTTCGACCCGTTGACCGGCAAACGCCGCAGTTGGAGCCGGCAGCAGTGGCGTAAGCGCGATGCGAAGGCGGCCCAGGCCCAGGTACGGGCCCAGCTATCCGAATGGACCAGCAAGCATCGGATCACCTGGCGGAAGTTCGTCGAGATGGATCTGGACTGGTTGGACTCCCACCGACGGGCCTCGACGGTAGAGAAGTATGATCTGGTGTATCGGTATATCACCAACGGGATGGAGCCGGTGTGGCTGGATGATGTGAACTACCGGCTCTGCGAGTTGTATATCCAGCAGCGGCTGATATGTAACGCCCCCGCCACAGCCAATACGGATCTGAGGCTGCTGCGGGCTGCCTGGAACCGGGCCATCCGGCGGGGATGGACCACCGAAGTGAACCCGATCACACAGGCACTGTTTGTGGATGAGGTGGACACCTACCACGAGACGGTGAACCCGCTCGAGTTTGCCAGGCTGGTCCAGGCCGCCCCTAACCTGGACTGGCTGACGATCCTGCACCTGGGCTACCATTCCGGGCTGCGGATCGGAGAGATCCTGGCCCTGGAGAATCGGGACCTGTACCTGGATGATGATCCGCCCCGGCTGGTGATCCGCAATAAGAAGCACCACCCCACTAAGAGCGGACACAACCGGACCATTGTGGCCAGTCGATCCCTCATGAACCATCTGAGTTACATGTTGTGTACCTGGGACTTACGCCAGTACCGCAAGGGGCGCATCGTAAAGAGCACCAGCCTCAAGCCTACACTGGACACCCACCCCCGGGCGTCCGATGGTTTCCGGAAGATCTGTGAACAGGCGGGATTGACCCTGGGCCCCAAGCAGAAGGCGCGGTTCACCTTGCATGACTTAAGGCGCAGTGCCCTGACTCGCTGGAGTAAGGCGGGGATGGATATCGCGGACCTGAAGGCCGTAGCGGGTCACAGCTCGATTGAAACCACCCTGAAATACTACCTGACCATTGATAGTAAGAAACAAGCGGACATTATCGGAAAGGAATGATATGACTACCGACAAACCACAAATCGCAACCGTTGAAGATTTCATAATTATCAAGAACTTTCTCGAAACGCAGCGGGAGAAGCTGCATTGCAAGTTCCGCGGGTACGGGCCACTGCGGGACGATCTATGGCGTCTGCATGGGCTGCGGATCTCTCTTGACAAGCTGCAGCGACTCTGTGTGGTCCTGGGGATCCAGTCGCGGTTGGAGTACCTCCGCCAGGAGCGTGAGAAAGCCAAGAAGGAGGCGAAGCTGAAAGCGGTGTCTACGCAACCGAAATTATTTAAGGATGCCGAATTGAGTATGATCGATGAGATGGGTAAAACCCTGATGGAACACCGGCGGGAGATAGAAGAGCTCCAGGAAGACAACGCGGACATAAAGAGGCTCCTGGTGAAGATGAATCAAAAGTAAGATGCGATGTGACATGTTTCGATTGGATAGGATCGGTTCAGATCAGATTGGATCTGATAAGACACGATAAGACACGATAAGACTTGCGGAGGAACAAAAGAATAAAGATAAGACGCAATGAGTTTCGACGGGATACGATAGCCTGTGATGTGTTTTGACCCGATAAGACATGATACGACTTGCGGAGGGACACGAATAACTGTGATCAGATGAGATGAGATGGGTTGCCATGAGATTCGACCAGATACGACACGATAAGACTTGCGGAGGGACACGAATCAATACGACGCGACGTGATCAGCTATGATTCGATGTGATGTGATAAGACAAGATGAGACTTGCGGAGGAACACGAAATGAATTTGATTCGACCAGATCGGATGGCATGGGTTAAGTTGTAATATGATTGGATATGTTTGGATTTGACAAGATAAGACACGATAAGACTTTTTTTTGAAAGGAACGATTATGAAAACGGCACAAGTAATGTTGGAATCAGTGAGTACGATAGGCTTTGGGAGGAACCACGATACCCCCAAGCTGGAGAAGGAGTCCCCCGCGGACTATGCGGTGCGGACCTGGCGGCAGAAGGCCCATACCGATCCCGAAGGGACGGTTATCATCCCGGCGAACTTCTTCAAGAACTGCCTGACCGCGGCCGCCGGGTATATGAGCGAGAAGATCAAGGGGAAGAACAATAAAACCTGGACGCAAAAGTTCAAGTCCGGGGTTCTGGTCCCCGAGGATCTTTCCCTGGGGGTCCGGTTGGAGGATATGGATTGTGTCCGGTTGTTTCTCCCGGCGGACGGCAAGCCAGGCGGGAAGGTCAGGGTGTGGAAGATGTTCCCGATCTTGCACAAGTGGCGCGGGCTGGTGACGTTCTACATCCTGGACGACATCATCACTAAGGACATATTCCTGAAGACCCTGGGTGAGGCGGGGAAATTTATCGGGCTGGGATTCTACCGGCCCAGTAACAATGGCACCTGGGGCCGCTTCGGGATTCAAGCCAACGGCAAGGGTGTTCCGGTTTGCAAATGGGAGGAGCCGTAAGATGGAGACAGTAACCAACCGACCGAGCTTTGAGAAGTGTGAGGACCGCAAGATCCTGGGAGATTTCCTGAAGATGAAGTTCATCGATGAGAAGGCCACCTTTGTCAGCTACGCGGAATGTGATGCCGTTGTGGGGCGTAAGCTGCAGGGGGAAAACTGGTATATCATGGTGGGAGCCCGCGCGGATGTGGAAAAGGAATACCAGGTGATGTTTGCGGTGGTGCGGAGCAAAGGGCTCCAGCTCTCCCGCAGCTACTCCGGGAAGATGCTGGGGACTATGGCGTCGCTTCGGAAACGGATCCGACGCACCACTAAGACGGTAGTGAACGCGGCATCCATGGACCCTGAGATCTCGGATGAAGAGAAGATACGACTCAATACCGCCCTGAGTGTGGCTGGTGCCCTCGAGCTCTGCAGCCGGAAAAGTTCGTTCAAAAAGATAGAAGCCAGGGTCAACGAACAACAGGGACATCAGATTGCCACCGCGGAAAGCTTGAGGTTGTTTGCGAAATGAAAAAGGCCCAATGGTTCAAGGTCCTGGAGTGGTTCACAACGGCATTAGCGATCACAGGTGTGATTCTGAATAATGCCCGGGTGCGGGAGTGTTTCCTGCTGTGGATGGTCAGTAATCTCGCTACGCTGATCATCCACTACCGGGCGAAACTGTGGGGGCTGGCGGTCCGGGACCTGGTGTTTCTGGTCCTGGCGATCGCTGGCTGGTTCATGTGGGGAGGTGCCTGATGAGTAATGAAAAATGGAAGCCCTCCCATGCCAATATGACAGAACCAGTGTTGGACGCTCTGGATGAGGCGGAAGGTGCTATTATAGCAAATTGCGAGTCCGCGTTCACTACGCCCCACGGCTTTATGAAAGGATTTCTGTACGGGGTATCATTCGGAAAATGGTATGCAAACAGGAAAAAGAAAAGCGAGGCGAAGGGTAAAATAAATAAATTTGGGATCTGTACTGAACCTTACGCCAGAGGCATAAAAAGCGAGGCGAAAGATGAGTAAAGAAGGTTGTTTTATAGTTGGATTTTATACAGGTACTGTGGTTTTGTTTTTGGTGTTAGAAGCTGTCATTTACATAACAGGCATTTAGAAAGCGAGACAGACGATGAGTGATGAGCAACTGAAAGTCGATGTGTGGCCGAGGTTTACGGACATGGGGAAGTTCACCTACAATACGCGGTACAATACGCGGATCGGGTATCAGGATGGGGATGAGTACCATGTCTTGCTGCAAGAGATCGTGGTGATGTTCATCAAGCCGAAACCCTGGTACTTGCCAAAATGGCTCTGGCGGCGACTGATGCAGCTGCTGCTGGGCTTTTACTATATATAAGACCTGGTGGACCTCTCTCGAGGATACCACCATAACCCGATGGAGAGCATTTGATGGTTACTATGACGGACTGGCTGGTAGATGTACACAAAGTGACGGACGAAGAGGTAATCAGTATGGAGAATCTGGCTGAGCGAGTGGTGCCCATTGTCAGGATGGGGGACGTGAAGCATACCCAGAAAGAGAAGGTACATGGTTGCATGCTGGTCGCGTATGCCCTGGGGGTGGAGTGGGCCCGGGATCAGGAAGTGAAGCGTGAGTCATGAAGAAAGGGCACGGCAGTGCGAATTTTGAGGTATTGGTACAGCTCTCCCCTGATAACGCCAGCATAGAGTGGCTATGTGAGGTGATGGGGGCGGATGATGAGGCGACGCGCACGAAGATACAGATGGCCATAACCGCCCTGCGGATCCTGGGGTGGGGTATCAAGACGGTCCATGGGCTAGGCCAAGGGAGCTGCGGGTACAAACTCGACCATGATGAGTACAGCATAGTCCGCACGTATTGGGCGAAGAGCCACCGGTTCAGCGGCCGGGAGCTGCGTGGGGTGTGTGGCATGTACGGGCTCCCCAACGCTTCTTTGACGCCCTACACCCTGGCTTTTCTGGGGGAACATGCTAGTAGGGCTGAGTTAAATAAGCAGTAAAGGTGGGGTTGCGGCGATAGGGTTTGATAGACCTTTATCGCCCTTTTTTTGCGCCTTGTATGTTATATAATTATATAAATAGCCAGGATATTTGTTTTGTGTTACACCAAATTCAGCAAACAATATCTATATGGTAACCAAGGATTTTGGAAAAAATAGCCCTAAACCCAGCCGTGAGCCCAAGAAACGCGGTAAACCGACCCGATACCAGGCGAGCTTTGTCGCTCAGATCCTGGAGTTGGCTCGCCTGGGAGCGGCGGAAGTCGAGATGGCCCGCGTCCTGGGCTGTGCTCTGGCGACCCTGGGCCTCTGGAAGGGTAAGCACCCTGAGTTTGCCACCGCGATGCGGCAGGGGAAGGATGAGTTCGACGTCGGTACGGTAGAGAAGGCTCTCAAAGACCGGGCTCTGGGCTACGAATACGATGAAACCCACTACGAGCTCCGCCAGGAAAAACCCGAACTCACTCCCGACGGCCCGATCACCCCGCCCCCTCTCCTCTTCGAAACCCGCCGGGTCCGTAAACACGAGCCCGCCAACGTCGTCGCCGCCATCTTCTGGCTCTGTAACCGTAACCCAGCCCGCTGGCAGCAGCGCCGGGAAGCGATCAACAGTCAAGAATTGCCCATCATCGAGATCCACATGCACCATGGAAAACAGGAGGACCAGCGCGATATCGCTGCCACCCAGGAGTCAGAGAGCCTTCCCGCGGCTCCTCTGGATCATTTACCCACCTTTGACGGAGTCCCCTCATGACTACCGCCACCGCTGCTATCCAAAAGACCAGCCTAAGTGCCGCAGGAGACATCCCGGTCCAGGCAAAGGTTGAGGAGGGGAAGGTCCGCTGGGACATGAGCCCGCGCCAGACCCTGGCCTGGCAGGCGGTCCAAGAGCCCGCCATCCAGGAAATCCTCTATGGGGGTGCCAAAGGCGGGGGCAAATCAGTATGGTTGTGCCGCATGATGTGCTGGATGGCGATCGAGATCGCGAGAAAGTGCCAGTTGCCGGTCACCACTACCCCGCCCCCGGTGGGTTGGATGGGTAGGCTGGTCGGTAAGCATTTCAAGGACACCACCCTGCAGACCTGGCATCGATTCATTCCTCCGGAGCTATATACACACAATAAAGCCGACCAGAAGCTGGTCATCTGCGATCGGGCCGTAATCGATTACGGCGGGCTCGACAGCGAGAACGCTACCCATAAATTCAACTCGGCCGAGTATGCGGTCATCGGGCTGGACCAGGCTGAGGAGGTCCCCGAGTCCAAGGTGGACGTTCTGCGGGCTACCCGGCGCTTGATACTCAATGGCATCAAGATCCCCAGTAAAGGACTTTATACTGCCAACCCCGGTCCCTGCTGGTTGAAACGAGATTTCATCCAGGCACCGCGGGAAGGCTATCGATTTGTCCAGGCCCTCCCGGGCGATAACCCCTGGCTGGGCGATGAGTACCTGAAGATCCTGCAGGAATCATTCCGCCACCGGCCCGAGCTGCTCAAAGCCTACCTCTACGGCGACTGGAGCGCGTTCGAAGGTGCTGACCAACTGATCCGCAGTAACTGGGTGGACAAGGCCCTGATGCACAAAGTTGTGGCCGCCGCGAAACCGGCGAATTTCCTGGTCTGTGACCCGGCCCGGTTTGGGGATGATGAATGCGTTATCTATCGATTCCTCAATACGGATATCGTCGAGCAGCAGATCTTCGGCAAGTGCGACACCAACAAGTTAACCAACTTCCTGCACATCATGGCCCTGGCCCGCAAGAGCCAGGCGATCGTGATCGACAGCTGCGGGTTGGGGGCCCCGATCCTAGACAGCCTGAATGCGATGGCCGGCGGGAAATACCGGGTCATCGGCATCAACTCTGCCGCCAAAGCGTTTCAGCCGGAGCGCTATGTGAACACGCGGGCGGAAATGTGGGACGTCTCGGCGCGGATGCTGGAGGATGGCGAGATCGCCGGCAGCTGGAACAAGTGGATGAGCTTGGATGACCTGATGAAGTTCCACGGGCAGCTGACTACCCCCAAATACGATTTCCGCGGCCCGCGGATCTATTGCACTCCCAAGGAAGAAACCAAGGAAGAGCTCAACAGCAGCCCCGACCGGGCTGATACCGCGGTGATGGGCTGGTATGCCTATCAGAAATATCTATTCGACTCGCCTCCCAAGCGCGAGAAAACCCCCAAACGCCGGGGAGCACGACGCTCCTCTATGGCGGCTTAACCTGATGTAGGAGATGTATGATGCCGAACGATGCAGAACTCAACGAAACAGAGCAAGATCTGGAGACTAAGATGAAGGCGCTGGCCGCGGACATGGGTGGCGTCCCCGAGGATACGACTCTGGATCCGGATCCCCCAGAGTCTGACGCAGCCGATCCCCCGCCGGAACGACCGGCCAAACGCAAGTTGTCCATGGCGATCCTGCAGTCCCAGATCGATGAGATCAATGAGACGCTGACGGATTTCCGGCAACGCATCGATGCCAACCGGATCGATCTCTCTCGGGCCAAGAACCCCGGCCTGGATATCGGGAAGAAACCGAAGATCCAGGCCCCCGGCCGGCCGGTCACGCTCAATGTCTTGGGCGAGCAGGTAACCAGGTACATTTAAACCCGAAGGCGGTGACTCCCGATGGTCGAGAAAAAAACGATCGAAGAGATCAAAGACTGGTGGATTGAGTCCGAAGCCGGACTCGAGGCGGAGAATGTGCGCTTCCGGCAGAACTTCCAATATTACATTGGGGGTGACTACCAATGGGATGAGGACGTCCTGGTCCAGTTGGACCTAGAGGGCCGTCCCCACTTGACGCTCAATAAGTGCATGCCCACCATTAATTTGATCAGTGGATATCAGCGACGTTATCGGGAGTCCCTGTCGATTCTCCCCCGACGCGGGGGGACAGTAGGAGCTGCGACCATCTTGACCGAGCTGGGCCGCCATAGTGTGGACATGAGCCGGCCGAATGGGGATTTTGTCAACAGTGAAGTATTCTTCATGGGGTGTATCGGGGGCAAATGGTGGTCCGTCATCGACCTGGATCACAGCTACGATATCCTGGATGGAGACATCCGCTTCAGCAGCTGGAGCTGTTTCGATATCAACGAAGACCCGATGTATCGCGGCTATGATATCAATCGCAACGATCCTATGACGCCCAACCGATTTCTGTTCCAATCCTGGTGGCTCGAAATAGATCAACTGAAGCTGTTGTACCCGCAGAAGAAAGCCGAGCTCGATGACTACCGCGGATCCCTGGGTGAACTGACGCCCCGCAGCGGCCAGGTCCGGGTGGGGGCGATCGAGAACGCCAACAAGACGGATGACTATTCGACCAGCTCCTTCAGCCATGGCGGGGAAAACCGTCATCGCGGGGGGGCTAACCGGCGCTACCGGCTCCGTCGGTGTTGGTACAAAACCTGGAAGACTCATACCTTCCTGCTCAATCGGCAGACGGATATGTATTGGGATGCCACCGATAAGCTGGAAGCCGCCAAGGCCCTGACCGCATCGATGGAGCCTCTGGTGCTCATCGAGCGGCAGGTACCCACCCTGCATTATACGGACATGGTCCACGAGCTGGAGGTGGGCTATAAACGCGACCCGTTCAACGGGCTCTGCGAATACCCGGCCTTCCGTTACTGTCCCTACTGGCTGGATGGCTACCCGATGGGACTGTTGGACAATCTGAAGGATCCGCAACAGGAACTGAACAAACGCCGCTCGCAGCTGCTGCATCATTTGAACCAGTCTGCTAATAGCGGCTGGCAGTATGAAAAAGGGACCCTGGTTGGCGACCAGCTGGATAATTACGAACGCAACTCCAGTCGGGCTGGGTTCATGGGCGAGTATGCTGCCGGCCACAAAGCTCCCGATAAGATCGAACCGACCCATTTGTCGGATGGCCACCTCAAAGCGGCTCTCCTGGCGGAGGATGATTTCGAGAAAATCACCAACCTCAACACCGCGACCCGGGGCGTAACCGAAGGATCCGGCGTGGAGTCTGGTGAAGCATTGAAGACCAGGCGAGAACAGGGGCTGACCTCTAATGAGGGACCCTTTGATCATTTCAACTTTACCCAAAACCAACAATATATGCATTTGGTGGAGCGGATCCGGCGGCCCGATGAAAACGGCCGCAAGGTGTACTCCGCCCAAGAGATCTCCCAGATCGTGGACCAGAACAACCTGATGGTGGGGCCCGAGGCGATCGAGGAGATCTGGCTGGGACGCTACGGGCTCAAGGTCTCCGAGGATATCAGTCAGCCTACCCAACGCCGCGAGCAGCTAAATAACCTGCTGGGTATGGCAGAGAAGATGCCGGCTCTGGGGGCGGAGCTCGATGCGATCGACATCCTGGAGATGAGCGACCATCCGCGCCGTGAACAGTTGATCGCCAAGATCGAGGAACGCCGCGCGATGCTGGCCCAGATGGAATTGGAGGGCGGTATGCCTGGCGAAGGAGGAGGCGGATCTCCCGGATCCCCGAAAGGGAACAGCCCCAAGGATGATAACCCGCTCCAGCGGCGGGATCCGCGCTTAATGAATCAATCGTCTGCCCAGCAGCTATTGCCTGCGGGGTAGAACAATATCGTTCCCGGTCACGTTTGGCCGGGTCCCGGCCCGACGCCGGATTAACGTCGGTAGGCTCCTGGCGGGCAGAAGCGCCAGTCAAGATGTGATGGAGATTTGTGATGGCTGACCCTAAAGAAACCGAGGGTACTGTGAACGAAGACGAACAAGCGATCGATACGGTGGTGGGCGACATCCTGGCCAATCCGGAGCCGCCGGAAGGCTACAAGCCCGACCCCGACCCCGACCCCGACCTGGACGATCTGGATCCTGAGGCCGCGTTAGAGGCACTGGAGAATCCTCCGGACCCCGACCCCAAACCCGACCCAAAACCGTCCCCGGCCCCGTCCCCGACCCCGACCCCGGAGCCCAAACTGGCCCCGGAAGAGGAGCCAGTTCCGGTCCCGACCACCCCGACCACCCCGACCACCCCTGACCCGGCGGCCGATCCAACCGATGAGTTGGATCCGACCCAGTTCAATGAGCGGGAGCGTGGCTTGTACGCCGCGAAACAACGGAATCGGGACAAGTTCCGGGCCGCGGAGGCGGAGAACGCTGCCCTGAAGGCTAAGATAGCGGCTATGGACCGGCCCTTGCCTACTCCGCCTGTCGCTGCCCCTCCGGCGGCCCCGGCCGAGCCATCTGGGCCCCCGGTAAATCCGTTGGAAGCCTTGGCTCCGGATGATATTCCGACCCGGAAACAGACCGAGGAATACGGGCAGTATCAGATCGAGATGCTTCGTTACGAAAACCAGCAGCAACAGCAGGAACAGACCCAGGCGGTCCAGGATTTCCTGGTCGCCACGGACATGGCTGGCAATGACCTGTACGACGACTATGAAGGTGTCCTGACCGCCGAAGTCGCCGGAGAGATCCGCCAGGATCCCGCTTCGTTTCAGAAGATTATGTCGGCGCGTACACCCGCCGGCGCTGCCAAGATGGCGTATACCCTGGCCAAAGCGAAAGCGGCGGCCGTCCCTAACACCCCAGATCCGGCCCCGGTGGTCGGACGCGCGGCACCGCCGCCCACGGGGATGCGAACTCAAACCTTACCGGCGAATACCGCTCCGGCACCTGCGGACAATCTCAATGATTATCAGGTGGATCGGCTGGCTGCTGCCATTATGCAGCTGGACGATCCGGCCCAAATCGATCATCTGTTGTCCCAGATCCGCGGCGGGGGATAGCTGGTTAACTTTATGATTGGAGACTACTGATGGCACAAACAACTATAACCGCTGCCTCTCACCCAAAACTGGTGCGTTCTGCCTATGCGCAGAAAGCCTGGCTGTGGGCGCAAGACAACATGTTTTTCTCGAAATTTATCGGTCGCCAAATGGGTGACACGGACAGCCGTACCGGTGGACAGGGCAGCAAGGGGGTGGATATCAGCAATGGTACCCAGTCGATTGTTACCTTGAAGACCGAGCCCAAGGCCAAACGACGCGGGTCGGTGGACATCCGGATCCTCAGCCCCTTGGTTGGATCTGGGAAGGCAGACAGCCAACGCCTCAAAGACAGTGAGGAAGCTCTGTCGTACTACACCTTTAGCCCGGAAGTGCATCTGCGGCGTCATGCGGTGAGTGTCGATGACATCACCGAATTCCGGACCGAGGTGTCCATCCGCGAGGATGCCAAGATTGCCCTGGGTAACTGGCTCGCTCAGACCATGGACCTGGACACCCTGCTGGCCCTCTCGGGACTGCCTAACGCCGTGGCCACCCTGGCCCGGAACGCTCCCAGTACCAACCGGATATGGCGGGGCGGACAGACGACCGGCGGCGTAGTCGAGTCGGTTACCACCGACGCGTTGATCGATTCTGCCACCAACAACCTGTTTGGGACCCAGGTACTCACCTGGGTGAAACGCAAAGCCCAACTGGGTGCCGCGGGCGGGTATCCCAAGATCCGGCCTATCCATTACAAGGGCAAGAACTGGTATGTGTGCTTCGTACATCCGCTGCAGATGAAGGCCCTCAAGGGTGAGGCAGCCTGGATCGCGGCGCAGTCCGATGCCAATATCCGCGGTGAGGACAATCCGCTCTTCTCCGGGGCCGAAGGCGTCTGGGATGGTGTGATTGTCCACGAATGGGAAAAGATCGAATCCCGTCTCGGAGCCGGTGGCGCGACCGCGAGCGAGTACTTCGACGTATCCACTGACCCCTGTTACAGCGCGATCACCGTCGGCCGGGCCCTGTTCTGCGGAGCCCAGGCGGCCGTGCATGCGGTTGGACGTAACATCAAGTGGGTCGAGGAAACGGATGATTACGACAACATCTTCGGTGTCGCCCTGAATATCATCATGGCGGCTGAAAAAACCGAGTTCAACGATGAGGACTTCGGGGTTATCCCGATCGATACGGCGATGGTCCTGGATTCCTAATCCGCTTTGTGAAACCAACTCCCGTCCCCGTACCTGCGGGGGCGGGAAACTTTGGCCCAGTACGAAAACAAAACCAGTAACCTCCCTGAAGGAGAAATACAATGTCGAACGGATTAAAGAAATATTATTTTCAAGTGCTGGACGAACGCGGGGCGGTAGTCACCGACGACCTGCAGGTCATCGTCAAAACAGCGGGCACCGATACCGACGCCACCATCTACGATGATGGGGCGGCGACGGCGCTGACCAACCCGATCATCACCAGTGTCTTTGAGGCGCTGACGAACGGATTGGTGGAATTCTGGTCTGCGGCGAACTCTGTCGATGTCTATGTCATTGGTAAGACAACCCGCGTAATGTGTATAGGAATGACCCCGGCGGTGAATACCATCGTGTTTAATACCGGCGGTGACTCGATGAGTCGCGGTCTGCCCCCGGTAGAGTACTTCTGTGAGTTCCAGGATACCGTCGATGCGACCAATGAGTTCGTCCTGGCAGACGATGGTTCCGGGACCATGGCTACCGGCGACAACCTGGACGGCTATGTCACGCTCACCTCGGATGCGACCAACAACGATGCCTCTACTATGGGCTCGATTGCCGAGTGGTTCAAGTTCCAGACGGACAAAAAGTTATTCTTTGAGGCCCGGGTGAAATGCACCGAAGCGGCTACCAACGCCGCCAACCTGTTTGTCGGGATCAGTGACCTGATCACGGTGGATATTATGAAGGATGATGGTGCCGGGCCGGCGGACAGCTTCGATGGGGCCGGGTTCTACAAGTGCGACGCCAACATGTACTGGGAGTTCATCGCTTCCAACCTGACGGACCAGGACGAAAACTCCGACATGGTCGCCTACGTCAGTGCCACCTGGTACCGGCTGGGCTTTGCCTACGATTTCAACGATGGAGTCACCGGCAAGATCACCCCGTACGTTAATGGTACGGCCTATGATGTGGTGGATATTACCATTGCGGGGCTGGCCGAGATGCATCTGGCCTTGAGTGTCAAGGCCGGCGGCGCTAACGCCGAAGCCTTGATTTGTGACTATATTCGGGTCATCGCCGACCGCGACGACTAAACCTTTTTGACCATGCGGGATTTCAGGCAGAGGGGCCATACCCCTCTGCCGATCCCCTGTGGTTCTGGAGATACGAACTTATGCGCGTTATGGCTATGTCAACATTGCTGGGTAGAGAACCCGTCGCCAGAGAGGTTGTCAGGACCTTAGCGCCCCAAGTCGATATATTTCATGTGTGCTTTAGCGGGTATCAGCATATGCCAGATTGGATCAATGAATATTCCAATGTAAAAGCAGAAATTGATCCTATGAATATGTTGCATGATACATCACGTCTGACCTGGGCTGAACAATACAAGTCTGCTGTTTATCTTCTTTGTGATGATGACATTCATTATCCCAATGATTATGTGGATTTCATGTCAGGTTGGTTGGATAAATTATCAAACCAGGCCGTAATATCACTGCATGGAAGGACCTTCGATTGTACGCAGCGAGTGAATTGCCAATGGGTGCAAGATGAATTAATTCAATTCCCCGTTTTAGGGGCAGGAACGGTTGCGTTTCATACGGAATATCTTCATTTTCAAAAGGAAGATTTTTTAGACAGTATGGCAAATTGTGATTATATGCTGGCTTTAAAAATGGCAAGAACCGAAAAAAAAGGATATGTGATTCCCAGGGACAGGCAGATAGTGGACTTTTCCGAACACCCTTGTTTAATTGGCGCAATCTCTTGTCAAAAAACGAAGAAACGAAATCCTTATGTAAAATTGTTACAGGAAAGAATAAGGAGGGAAGTCGAAAGTATCTTAGCTGGGAACAGCGATGACCATGCAAATAAAGACAGACCTTCCTATTTGGATAGGAATTTTTAAATGAGTGAGTTAGTAACCGTAATGATCTCGGACCTGTTCGAGGCGCATCTGAAGCAAACCCTGGACAACCTGACCGACACCGCCGAGGGGCCCATCGAGCTGTTGGTGCAGTGTGATGATACCGGGGATGGGATGCGGGCCCTGCTCAATCGTATGGCGGCCGACGCGACCGGGAAGTATCTGTTCAAGTTGGATGGGCACTGCCTGATGACCCCGGGCTGGGACACCCGTCTAAAAGAGGTCTGCGATCGAGAGCAGGACATGGCCGTGTGCCGGATCCGTGAGCTGCGGACAACTCCTCAGCTGGAGATGACCGAAAAGGGGTTCGGATTTGTGACGTTGCTGCCGGATCTTGCGATCCTGGCGGTAGGGGATTTTACCCTGGATGACCCGGACATCGCCGAAACCTGTGCCTCGATCGGTTGCGGGTGGATGATCCAGAAGAGCCGCTACCTCCAGCTGGAGGGCTGTGACGAATCCCTGGGTCGGTACGGCAACCTGGGAGCGGAATGGGCTCTGAAGATCTGGCTCAGTGGCGGACGGACCCTGGTACCGCGGGATGTGCTGTGCGGGCACCTGTTCCGCAAACAGAGGGTGAACGGGGTGGGTGAGAAAACGATGTTGCGGGCCCGGGCGGAACTAGGAGCCCGGTTCCAACGCGGGGACGGACCCGAACAGAACCGACCGCTGGCCTGGCTGGCGGATCATTTTGAATTAGCGAAAACGAAACACTCTGTACATCCGGTAGGGGATCCGCTTACGGCCCCTGCCGGATCTTTTTAAAGGACCACACATGAAACGGATAACCCTTCTATGGCTGATGGTGGCGATGCTCCTGGGGACAGGTGCCCATGCCAGTAATTATAATGACTTTTTCGGCAGCGGCCGCAACGATCTGTTTGGCTCCACACCAGGAGCGATCCTTTCGGTGGCGGCCAGTGATTCGACTGCCGGGGCGCAAGTGGTGGCGGATTATCGCTGCAACGGAACAGCGGATAACGTGGAAATTCAGTCAGCGATTGACAAGACTGTTGCTTCTGGAGTTGGTGGGGTGGTTATCTTGCTTCCGGGAAATTATTTGATATCTGATGGGATTACAATTTACCGAGATATTAAATTTCGCGGCACAGGGAATGGAAACTCCAACAACGGCGGAGTGGTAATTAAGCTGGCCGATAATACTACCTTGACCAATGGTGGTATGATTTTTTATAACGGGCCTCACTCCGCATCCTTTATAGAGATCAGTAATTTTACCCTTAATGGCAACCGGGATAATCAGACTGGGGCCCAAGGCGGTCACGGAATATTCATGTATGGCACATCCGCGGGAATCATGGACATCCAGATTGATCGAGTGTTCAGCATGTACCACTCCGGCTGTGCCGCGGTGCTTGGGGTAGCAGAGGTTGATCCAGATGGCACTGCGTCTAATGACGTTGCTGGTCATCGGGTATGGGGCCTTCGAGTAACAGATTCTCTGTTTGAGTTGAGCGATGGACATGGTATGTACTTATCCTCAGAAGAGTGTTATTTGCAAAACTGTTATTTTGCAGGGAATGGGCAAGATGGACTACGCATGGGAGGGTGCTTTGAAACCTCGGTAATACAATGCTCGTTTGGTTCTAATGGTATGACTGGCCTCTCGATGAATAAAATAGGAAATGTAAATTACGCGAATGTGGTGGAAGGATGTATTGCGTGGAATAACAACACTACTGACGCTTCAAAAGGTAATTATTTCATAGGCGGAGCTACTTTAACTGTTTTTAATGGTAATATATCCAGAGGAGTCTCCGCCGGCGTTGATCCCTATTATGGTTTATACTTTAGCGGCACGACTTCAATTATAACCGATAATATATTCACAGACACTGAATATGGTTTTAGGCACGGACTTACCGGTTTGCAACCTACGATCACATTCAAAGACAATATAATTACTGGTTGTGTTCATTCTTACTTTGATGGAGCAATGGGGGGCGTGAATGATGCCATCACCTGTGAGGACGTTTTTACCAACCCACCTACTTCGTCTATGGATAAGTTAGTTGAGCCGGTAGAACCCGTCAATGGTGCACTCACAGTACGTAACCAGCCGGATTGCTCTCGTAATATTTGTGTAAGACTAACTGACTCTGATTCGTCTATCACAGCTGGTTTAGTACTCACTCTTATAGGCACTGACAGTCGCGGTCAAACTCGAACGGAAGTGCTGACCTTTGCAGGGACGGGTACAGAACAAATTGATTGCACTTATGGATATAGTCAACTGACCTCTGCAACCCTAAGTGCTGTCGCAGGAACAGTCACAGGAGATACGATTAAGGTAGGCACTGGCACAAAGTTAGCTCTGCGTAATCCTTTGGCTTTTACTGCCGACGTTTTTAGTTACAGTTATGACGGAGCAGACAAAACCGTTCCTACGGTGACTGTAGAGGGCTTGGTCTCGGTCGATACACCTAATGGGTCTCATGACTATATTCTTCGATACCGAAGCAACCAGAACGTGTTCAATTGAACAGGAGCCAAGAGTATGTCTATTACAGCAGTGGAAATTGCGGCCTGGATGAGCGACTATTTCGGCGCGACGATCTCCGATACGGATACGGAGTTTGTCCACGCCCTGAAGGATACCCTGGTGGATCTGTCCGATCGACCCGAAGGGGATCTGCTGCAGGCCCAGGATACCAGCCTGGCTACTTCCGCCAACACCATAACGGTATCCCTGAGTACCCTGACCGGGCTCAAGCGGATCGAGTTGCTGCAGCTCATCGATGATGATACCAATGCCAGCCGCTGCCTCCCGCTGGAGGAAGTAACGTACGCCGCCCTGATGACGGAAAAAGCGGGCGAATCCTCCAGTGATCCCGCGAACACCGATCGGCCGGTACGGTACGCGGTGTACAACGGGAGCCTGTACCTGGATCCGACTCCGGACGTGGCCTATGCCCTGGTGACAGATTACACCAAGCGGCATGCCCGCAGCGCTACGATCGAATACGGCGATGAGTTCTTCGCGGCGATCGCACATGGGACCTACTACCGTTTCTTGCTGAGTAAGGATCAGCCAGACAGAGCCACGGATTTCAAGGGCCTGTACGAACAGGCCATCGAACGATTGATCGGGACGCATCGGCCCACGCCACCGCGTCAAACCAAATACCATGATGTATGAAAGGATTTTGTGATGAAAGCGAAACTGTTTTTATGCTTTTCGGCGGCCCTTCTGGTCGCGATGTTGTGCGGGTTCACCTATGAGTTTCAGTGTGACTACCCGACCGGATCGGAGAGTCCCACCCTGCTCGATGAGATGATCCGGACCGGAACCAAGTACGCCCTGCAGGAACGGCTCAATGTGGACCACTGCTTCCAACAGGACACCGATTCGGACTGTGACGATCCCAACATAGGGTATCACCGGAAGATCACCTTTGACGACCGGTACACCGCGGCCGAAACCCAGCCGACCCCGAGCACCAACCAGGGGATCCTGTACATTAAAGAGGCCGCGGCGGATGATGCCTCGGTAATCAGCGAGCTGACCTGGTTGGATGAGGGGAGCTATGTCAAGCAGCTGACCGCGTTCGACTCGACCGCCGATGTGACTTGTCTGAAACTGGAGCCCAAAGACTTCATCCTGGCAGACTGTAATATCGTCGATGACAGTACGATCGAGATCACTGCTGCCGGGTTGCTGCAGTTAAAGGCCGGGGATGCCGATGAAACCGACCCGAACGGGATATGCAAGGGACATGTGGCGTTGACGAAGGGGTTTTTCTGCGATGATGTGACCATCGATATGGACGCCAACGAAGCGGGTGTGGGGCTGAGTATTAAGACTCCGGCTGACAACACCGATACCGATGATGTCGCGTCCCCGGTGATGAGCTGGGGCAGTTATTCCGGATCCGTTGATAACTCTACCCCGATCACGGTCGATACCGCGATCACCATCCGGTACCTGACCATCAAGACCACCAACGGCGGGACCGGCGAGGTGATCGGGCTGGTGACCGATGCCGGTGCCGTCTATTGGAATCCCTCAGGTGGCGGAGAGAACGAGGACCTGACTATCGACGGGACCGAGTTTACGGTCATCGCCGGTAAAGCCCAGGTCAACGATGGCGGCAAGACCTATTACTGGACCGCCTGGGGCGTGCGCCCCTAATAAGAGGAGATGACCATGCCCAGGGACAAACAGCCTTTTCCGATCTTCGCCCCGGTGCTGGGGTTGCGGCAGGATGCGCCGGAGTTATTGCTCGAAGCGGCGATGCATACCGACAACACCAACGTCCTGGTCGATAATGGTGAGATCCACCGGGCCAAAAAACCGGTCAAGGAATTTGTGGATGGCGACCTGGATGCACAGGCCATGCCGGATGGGCTGGAGATCCTGCACTATCATTTCCTGGAGAAAAACGACCTGACCAGTTATTTGTGCGCGTTCACCGCCGACCACATCTATCACTGGGATGCCGTCGGGAAGGAGTGGGATCTGAAACATACCTGCCGGGAAACCTGTACCGCCTGGTCGACCGTTACCTTTAATGACCAACTCATCGCCACCAACAACGGCTGGCTGACGGGGTCCCCGGCAGACCGGCCCCTCTACTGGAACGGGACGAACTCTCTCTTTCAGAACCTGGCGGAAACCGATGAGTATTCGGTCGGCACGGTAGCGATTAACGATGAGAGCCTGACCCTGACCGGGACCGATACCCTCTGGAGTGCCAATGTCAGCGAAGACGACCGGGTCTTCATTACCGGTCAGACGGCACCCTATGTGGTAGATACCGTGGTGGGAAATACCGAGATCACCCTGACCGGGGCGTTTGATGGGGACAACATCACCGGGAAAACCTACCAAATCCAGTCGGACCACGGCCCCGAGTACTCCGCCGCCATCTATATCGGCTACGCCTGTTTCTGCGTGGAGCATGAAAACTACCTGATCCTGGGCTATACGCAAAAGGGCGGTAACAGCTGTCCCCAGGATATCGATTGGTGTGCCCTGGGGGTGGAGACAAATTTTCTGGACGGTGATTCCGGGACCGCCACCCTGCCCAATCCGCATGTGCTCACCGGGTTCGGGAAATATGGCGACTTCTTGATGATCTTCAAGGAGCGGACCTTTTCGAGAATGTGGCTGACGGCTACCGACCTGGTCTTTAATATTGTCAAAATGTCCAATACCATAGGCACCTACTCTCCCGACTCGATCTGTAACGGGGCGGATGGGGGCCTGTTTTTCTATGCCAGTGACAAAACCTTCCGCCAGGTGGCTGGATCCACCAACGGGTTTCCCATCGTCTCGAAGGCCATCCCCGAGCTGGCCCGGGAGATCCCGGATGACTATGTGCATCTGATCCGCAGTCTCTATATCCCGCGGTACCGGGCGGTGGTCTGGTCGATCCCGTCGGGGGCGGATGCGACCAGCAACAATAAAACCTTGATGTTGACGAAAGATGGCTCCGGCTATATCTGGGTCACGGGGGATGAGGGCTACAGTGCCCTGGGCAGTTACAAGCCCACGGCAGGGTATACCATTGACACCATCCCCTTCGACTCGATTGATGAGATCAGCTGGGACACCATCAACATGGTGGAGGTCCAGCCGGGCCATCGGCCGGTGATCGCGGGGGATACGGATGGGAAGGGCTGGCGGTTGTTCAGCTCGATCCTGGACGGGTCCAGTGCCTATACCGGTTCATTCACTCTACACCTGAATCCGTATCCCCGGTCCCTGGATCCGCGGCAGGCGATTGCCCACTATAAACGGATCCATGAAATCGAATTCTGGTTCCGGCGTGAGGAAACCGGCTCGCTCACGATCTCGTACAAACGCGACTTTGAGAGCAGCTGGCAGACCGGCGGCACGGTGAGCCTGGTTAGTTCGGCGGGCGAGAAGTTTGTTCGGGTCCGTCTGACTGGACTCGATTGGCGCTGCCGTACCTTGCTGCTGAAAATCGCCGGGGCCACCCAGTTCCGGTTTGTGGGGTTGATCCCCTGGTTCACCATCGAAGATGGGAGGCGGACATGACCCAGAAAGGCTCCAAAACCCTGCTGCTGCCGGAACCGATGGATCCGATCGAATTGCTGCCCTCCGCCACGAGCGCAGAACGCAATGCGGTGCTCGAGGCCCAGGTACAGAGCCTGACCGAGCGGCTCAACGCCCTGATCGAGGTAGTCATGGAAAGCCACGCCCAGGCCTGGGGCGATACGCATGAACTCGAATCGGTGACCGTTGCCGCCAATACCACGGCGATTGCGGCCATCTCTACCGACACCTTCCTGCTCCCCATGATGATCGCGGGAGCCTTTACTGTTTCCGGCGGGCCGGTTTGGACGGGGATCACGATCAAGTACGGGGCCACAGAGTACATCGTGGCGAACGACAGCACCGGCAGCACTTCCGATATTATCGTATGGAACCCCGCCCGCAATAGCGGGTTAGCGTTCACCGCGTACAACTTGGAGTCAACCTACACCCCGCAGGTCGGCGACTGGGTTATGGCCTGGTTTGACGGAACGAATGTATGGCCCGCCGTGCAGGCTCCGGTCATGCACGCCGGATTATTGAAAGCGAACTCGGTTACAGCAACCGAGATATCCACCACCACCATCTCGGTTTCGTCGTTAACCAATGATTCGGATTGGGACGGCACCTTAGACACGATAGAAGATGGTTTGTTGTTGAGCCAAAAAGGGATCACCTTGAATCCCGCCAGCAATTATGATTCTTACATTCGCAGCGGTCAGACGGACTTTGATACCGGAACCGGGTACTGGATTGGAATGAAAGCTGGACCGCCTAAATTACCAAAATTGTCCATCGGGAACTCATCCGGAGTAAAATTTGTATTCGACGGGGCAGGGATTAAACTGACCGGATCCGTGATCGTCAGTGCTGCCAGCGGTGGCCGGGTGGAGATCTTCCCGGACGCGACTACCGGGATCGCCTGCTGGAACAACGCGGGTACCCCAGCCAAGGTATTCGAGGTTTTAGTGACCGGTGACCATGCGGGGGACGTCACCCTTGGCGACTACGCGAACAACAATGGGTGCAAGTGGGACCAGGTGCTGGAAACCTTCGACATTCGCGGTACGCTGAACGCCGCCGACATTGACGCGGGCTCCCTTACCTTGGATGGAATCACAATTGACGTGACCGCCGGGACCGCCACGATTGGCAACAGTTTGCTGACCGGGGATGGATCTGGGAATGTATATGTCGGGTCCACGGCATCCTATGGAGTGACGTACTCTGTGGAGTTTGGAAAAGACGCCAACGGGGTGGGGTATTGGCAACAACGGATTTGGAGTAGCACCTGGTACACCACTACCCAGGCAGTCAGCGACGATGCCGACCAGTGTGGAGTGTTGATTCGTAGTGATACCACCTCTACCCCGGAAGTGTACGCCTGCATTGGACACGCCGAGGCGGTGGTGGGAAATAGTTTGGGGATCCGCAGTGTGAATGGGGGACTGGGCGGCGGCTTCCCTGATTTCGATCTGAGCGGATCAACCTTGCAATCCTTTGACTGTTGCCTCTTCACCGCGGCTTCGCCGACAGATAATGCATCGAGCCGCCCGGGGTATGATGTTATCTTAGGCATTGACGCCACGGAACGGGCGATCATCGACTGGAGTGATGGGGGAAAGTTAAAAGTAAATGCAGAGGCGATCACCGGCGGCACGGCTGTTTTCAGTGGATCGTTTTCAATTGAGAACGGAGACTTAGTCACAGTTGTGAATGGAATTATTGTAACCGTCACAACTCCGTAACATAAAGGAATATACCATGGGATTTGAAGAATTTTTTAGCAGTCGGAAAGCCCGGGTCCGCATGGGACCCAAGGCCAAATTAATGGAAACTCCCTGGGCCGCTCAGAACCGGCTCTACCTGCAGGGACTGCAGAGTGACTATGAGGCTCCGGAACTGAAGATTGCGGGGATGAGCGCCAACGAATCCAAGGGACAGGGCATTCTGGCAAAAATTCTGGCGGGCGATGCGCAATACGATCCGGCCACCAGTCCCTATTACCAGGGGATGCGGCAAGAGCTGCAGGCCGAAGAGGAACAGGGGGCCGGTGCCGTTCGTCGCTTCGCTCAAAAAGCCGGCATGACCCGTTCGTCCACGGCGCTTAAATCCGAGGGCCAGTACCGCGAGGGGATGTCTAACAAGCGGCTGCAGCTGCTGGGCCAGTTGTTGATGGCCGAACGGGCTCGCGACAACGAATACACCCGCGTGGCGGCGTCCAGCCAATATGGCGGACTGCCGCGGCAACTGGAACAGGCCCAGAACCAGGCCAGCTTCAACCAGGAAAACCAGACGACCGCCATGAAGGCCGATGCCGCCCAGCAGCTGTTGTCCTATCAGCCCTGGTACCAGCGACCCTGGTACATGACTGAGGCAAAGCCCTCACGGTTCAGCGAGATGATCGCCGGGATGATGAAGGGCTTCAGTGAGGGATCCAAGACGGGCAACCCGTACGCGGCGGCCGGGATGGCAGTCGCCGGCGGCGCTGGCGGAGCAACCGCGTAAACTAACCAGGAAAGGATTTGAATCATGGGAATTGGTGGAATAGGACTCAGCGGGACCGGATTTACGACCACCACCCGGACCGCGAGCTCCGAACATTTAAAAACATTGTTGAGCTCGATGGATGGCATGGGTGACAACATCAACCAGGGCCTCGATAAAGTGGAAGCCCATAAAATGGCCCGGGCCGAGAACGAGAGCATCGAGCGGCTGCTGGGTCAAAAAACGCCCGAGGGACGACAGGCCGAAATGGCCGCGATCCTGCGGGAGCGAGCGGTCGGACAGCAAGGCATCAGCAGCTGGGGACGATTCACCGAATCGATGAACCCCAACGCCCCCTACCGCGGTGGCATGACCGATATGGAATCGAAATACGCCGGCCAGGTCTTAGCGCCCAAGAACAGTCATGATAAATACTACGACTCGATGACTGATATGATGCGGGGGGGATTGGTTGGCAACGGCCCAGGTAGCGAAGGAGGTGGCATAGCCCCCACAAACGAGCTGGGCGATAATAAAACACCCAACAAAGGATCCAAAGGCAGTGGCAATGAACAAAGCGGCGGCGGCGGGACCGGCGGCAGCGTTCCCTCGGTTACTGTAGCCTCCAGCCAGCCCCAGTCCGATGCAAGTAAAAATTTGGTCGGGGACAGGGGCACCGGCAAAGGGGTGCAAAATGCCGAATCGTCCGGTAAATCCAAGATGCCGGATTGGATAAATAAGAGCCGCCTCACCGACGATCAGAGGGAAAGTCTCTTCAAGGCTAAAGAAAAATATAAGGGTATGAGCTGGGATCAGATCAAGAAGATCTTGATGAATGATTCTGGCTGGCGAAACCTCCTGAGTCAAGGTTCCAAAGGCGGGTTCGGGGCAAGTTTTGGCGGCGGCGGGGCCGGTGCCGGAGCAGCTGGAGCCGGAGCCGGAGCCGGAGCCGGGGCAGGCGGAGGGATGGGTGGCGGGATGGCGATGAGTGGGGCCGCCGCCTAACGCAACCCCGACGTAAACCGAGAAAGGAAACTCGACATGGGTCTGACTGAAAATACGCTGACGAAGAACCCTCCCGATCCCTATGCGTTGATCACCCGGGCGGTCAAAGAAGAAAAAAGGCAAGTGCAGCCCGATGACCGCATGGCCATGCTGGGACGGACCGGAGAGCCTGTTTCATCCCCCCCGCTGCGCAGTCCTCAGGAGTTAATCAACGAATACCAGGACCAGGACGATACCAGCGAGGACTACTGGCGGCAGAACGGATCGGCGACACCCGAGGAAGATGCCTGGAGCCTGGGTCAGACCCGCCGGCGTCGAGCGCACCTGGCCGCTCCGGCAACCAGGGCCGCGGCCACGGGCGACAAAACCTGGACCCAGACGGTGACACACGGACTGGCCCACGGACACCTCGAGATCGCTCGGAGTGGACTGGCGGCAGCCGCCGGCCAGGAACAGGTACCGGATACCACCGAGGGCACCTGGTGGGAACGATTCAAGGGAGGATTAGAAACCGAAATAAGTAAACCCTGGTACGAGCAGCTGCGACGGAGCCCTATCGGGGCCGCCGAGAAATTCGGGATGGAGAACCGGCTCTTCGGCGACACCGTCGGGGACGCCCAAAACTGGATCGAGGAATCGATGCAGAGCATCTTCCGCTCCGGCAGCGACTACGCCCAGCAGGTGATCGAGAACCACCCCGAGTGGACGCCCCTGGAAGTTAACGGGATTGGGGAATATTTCACGGATCCCAAAAAGACATTGAACACGATTATGGATATGCTGCCCTTTACGATTGCCTCTGTGGGTGCTCATGTACTGTCCGGCGGCAATGGCGGGGCGTTTATGTTTGGCTCGGCGATCGAGGGCGAACTGGCCCAGGAAGCCACGCTGGATTATTTTATGGAGGCCAACGGTGACGGGCCGATCACGCCCGAGCAGCTGGAGAAAGCCAAGCTCGTTAAGAACATCTACGGCCCGGTGGCCGGGGCGATCGAACAGACCCAGGCCAGCCACCTGCTGCGAATGATCTCCGGCGGCAAGAGTGCCCTGCAGGGACGGGCGATCCGGAAGTTTATGGAGAAGTTCGGCAAAGGGATGCTCGAGATGGAGGAGAAACACCTGCTGGTCGCGGCGATGAGTGGAGCGTTGG